AGTACTCTGCCCAATCCTATGATCAAAGAACCTACAGCCTGGATTCAAAATAGCACCATACAAACTGTTCAAGTTAATCTTTTTAACCAACTGTCGCTTGTCCCAATATTCAATGTCTGCTTCATTGCCTTCAGCAATACAGTCTTTGAGTTTGGCCTGCATCTGTTTACGTTCAGCATACCAACGTTCCAGCAGGCCTGGTACAATACCTTTGCGTTCAATTGTAAAGATAGTGCCGTTTGCACTGAGCACCCAAGGTTTGTTGCTGTCAAAGATTAAACGCCAAACGTCTGCGGCACTGACAACATCACTAGTACCATCCTGTTCCCAATCAATTGTAAGTTCAACTGTGGGATCGCCTTTCATGACTGCTTCATATTCAAGACTGCCAAACAGACCTTCCCAAGCACCAGCAAAACTAGTACCTCCAGTCATTTTGTCTTGAATAAACTTTTTAGTCATTATGGGTCGGATCTGTCCGACGATGGTTTCTGGTCCCATGTTGAGCGCTCTAATAGCCGAGGGATAGAGCGAGTTGATGTCAATGGCTCCGATGTATTCGTGGATGCCTGTTTTGGGATAAGCAACATAGGCACCTGCCGCTGTTGTTTCTTCCCCCTCATCCCTGTTCTTTCTGTTAGGTACGACCAGTCCTTGGCTGTGTGCTTCATTGATAATTGCCTGCTCCGTGGTTGCTACTGCGCCCATTGTGGTCTGCAACAACACTGTGTTGTCATGTGCAATGGTGTTAGCCAAATCTAGAAAGCGGAGTTTCTTGTCTAGTTTTGCTAACAGTCGAGTATCCTGTCTGTTGTATTCAATAAACGTGTCAAAGTCTTTGTTGTACAACTGATCCAGTGTGCCTTCATAGGCAGTCTTACGTTCTTCTAGTTCATATTCGCCAATGGCATCCAAACTGTAACTGTGTCGCTCTTCATAGGTATACTTGCGATAAAGTTGCATATAGTCCATATGCACACGGCCAATTAAGTCAAACGTAATGTTGCTGGCGCCAAAGCGTTCAAATTCACGTTGCTTGGGAAATTGTCCCCACAAGCAAAGTCTACGTGTGTCATCTTTACTGAGCACACGAGTAATGCGTCCTACGGTATAAGGAATATCGAAGCCTTCACTGTTCCAACCTGACAGGATGTCAGCATCATCAACTAAATCTAAGAATGTGTTTAATAAGTCTTCTTCTCTGTCAAACAAAAAACAGTCTGAGTGCTTACTGCAGATTTCTTCTGCGGTAGCCCAACTCATACTTTTAGGTGGAATAGCCAGTGTAACTAACTTGTTCATCCAATCCAAATACACACTGATAGCAGTAATAGCATTGAATGGATCTTCAGGTTTACTGAATCCACGTTCGGGATCAAAGTCTACCTCAATGTCGAAGAATGCTGTCTGTAGTTTCGGAGGGTCTGCGCCAAGAAAGTTTGTGGCCAAACATCTAAACACTGGCTTGAAGTCGCTTTCCCAAAGACGCTTGCCGCCTTGTATACGCATTTCTTTCTGAAACTCTTTGCCGTTGCGTGTACTAAACTTGCTTACGGGTGTACCATAGATAGTGCGATACTTGCCTTTAGGATCGTCATAGTAAAACGTATAGTCAGCCGCAAACTCCTGATAACGGCGTTCTCCGTTAACACGTTCTACTACGTGAATTCTGTCACGTTGTTTATCATATAATGCGTCTACGTATGACATCTTACTTCATTAATATTAACTTAATTAGCCCTGTCATGTCAATGATTGCTAATAGTGTATAATTTCCAAAAAGTCCAAAACTACCTCTAGTATAAGCACACCATGCACTTATCACACAACCTGTAATAAATGCACAGTATAAAGGTATAAATGGAATGTTAGGTACAGTATAAGCATATGTTATGGCACAGCCTATGCTGATTACCCAAGCAGTCATTTCCAAACAGAAACGAAAAGGATGGCTAGACCAATCCTTTGCGATAAACTGTTGCGTGCCTGACCACCAAGCACTGAATGTTTTGGTCAAAGTGTTTTGCCTACAGTTTCCAAAATAGTGTTTAGTTCGTCGTGGTCGCGATTGGTTTCGCCCAATTTAGATTTGTGTGCAATCTTAACTGCTTTTTTCAGCGTTGCGGGTTTTATTTCTAATTCTTCTGCAATTGCTTTGATAGTATCATTCAAACCTGCATTGAGGTCTTCAATTTCTTGCATAACAGTCATGCCTTCGTTAATCAATTGTGTAAGTTTGATTTTGGCTTCTTGGTTAAATGTACGGGTGTAGTCTGACATGTGTTCTCCTTGCCTGTATTATACAGTTAATCATCGTTAAATTCAAGTGCTAATGTGTAATCATTTATCCAATCTGCAGGAGGATAATTTGATTCATCAAATGTAATGTTAAAATGTGGCCAATCTATTTTTACTCTGGTTGAAAGCAGCAGATGTTTATCTCTTTCTTCACGAAGAACATCTTGTTCGACGTTTTCATTAACAACGGTACCTTTAATTCTTGATTGCCAAAATGCAGGTATGTCTTCAAGACACCATTTGTAATCTGTGCTGTCTGATTTGCTGACAGCAGAAAGATTTTGTTTTATAGGATTAATATTTACACAGGTAGGATCTAGATCGTCAAATCCATATTTTACTGTAATACTATTTTGGAAAAAACCAGGCGGTATAGTTAATGGTGCCACAATATTGGGGTCTACATTAACATGGCTGTATCCGTCAAAATGTCTGAACTGTTCTTTCATTGGAATAACAATGTTGTTCATGGGTAACACTACACTGTTCCAATTTTCAGTTCTAAAAATTAACATATTTGGATCTTTAATTTGGTCAATATACCAATTAAAAAACTCTTTTTTCATCACTCTCAATGCATCATTATTCTGCATTGGAAACATTGCACAGTTTTTGTTTTTGTAAACACTGGCATTGTAATATGATGCCGATCTAATACTTTCAGGCCAATGACTAGTTCCGAATACCGTGTTATAAGCGTCACTGTTTTTAACAAAATCTAAACAGTTTTTAAATACCTTAATATTTGAATCTAAAAAAATATGATCTTCGTTACCTGCAGGAAAAATCAAATCATCATCTATACTGTTTATTAATTCGCGCATCTCATTCCATTGTGCTAAATTATCGCATCGATACCAATTCATTATTAATTTATCTGCAGGAAAAATACTTTCTAACCATTCTTGCATTTCCTGTTGTTGATCTTTATGAGCATCTGCCATTTCTAAATTAAAAATAAATTTACTTGTCAAAGGAATCAGTGGCTCAAAACTTGCAAAACTATATTTTGCAACATCAACTCGTGAAGGATTATCTAAATTAAATCTATTTTGATGACTAAGTCTTATGTCACTAATTTTGCAATTAAACCATACAATCATAATAAGTTCTCATAGTAAGTGTCTAAGCAATTATAAATTGCTTGAGTAATTTCTTCTTCTAAGTCGCAGTGCTTTTGCGTTTGTTCAAAAAGTCGTTCATAACTGTTTGAACCAAAACAATAATGTCCTGCTACTTGTATTTTTGTTTCAGTGTTATCACCGATCATCCATTTTTGCCATTTATTACTTTCCAATACTGTACGTGCAAATTCGTGTGTATTTACATTATTCTCTTTGGCTAACCTTAAAGTTACCTGTGTTTGTATAACTCCTAACTGTGGCGCAATGTTACAGGCATGTACTCCTGCAGTTCTACGCATCTGAATCTGTTCAGTAGTCAAGTAATCAGCATTGTGTTCTTTTAATTTTACATTACTCTGTTCAGCAAACGCAACTAACTTTTTAACCAAACCGGGTTCAAAACTTCCTATCTGCCGATCTTCCATAGTCAAACTGCCGGTCTGTGCCACAACAAACTCCATGTTAGGATATTGACTAGCAAATCTAACATCGTCTTTATACTTTTTAACTCCGGCCCTTACTCCTACATTTTCCTCAGTACCAAATTCAAATTTAATATTGGGGTTTAGTTCTAGGCAAAAGTTAAACAATTCGTCTGCTACTGGATAAGGATCTTCGCATCTGCTAGTGTCAATATGGATTAGGTCAAATCCTGCTTCTATGTCTGCTTGAATTGTTTTCTTTGTGGCATTTACTGCTTGAGTAATTGACAATTCTCGTTCACTGTCTAAAAAGTATGGACCGCAGTGATCCCTACACAACATTAAATAGTCACTACGCAGAGGCG